CTTGCCAATCCATGTCAACCCCTTTTAATCGAACGAGGAAACCTCGTTTTTCTATTATTTTATATAGTGTTATATCTGATAGGGTATCTAGATTAAAGTTCACATGGTTTAACTCTTTTTTCGTTCTTTCTTTTAGCTTTTTTCGTTCTTCTAGGTAAGTATCTATAAACTTATTTAAGTATGTTTCACTTGAAAAGAAAAACGTGATTTCTGTATTAGAAACCACGTATTCACTTTCTTTCAAGTTATGATAGATACCACGAATCGTTGGGGGCATGGCATCTCCACTCCTTATTATCCTACTAATTTAATTTTAATCATATCACCGTTTTGACCTTTTTCCTTTAACACCTGAATAACGAATGGTTCTTCTTTTGTTGGGTTACCAAAATATTTGATAGAGTTTGTGATAGTGAAGTAAACATTTTTAGATGATGTAACATAGGCGTTTTTATCGGCCGTAATCAGGTACGTTAAAACACCATATTCCATATCACCAGTTTCTTCATTAATCTTATCGTAAGGGCGAGTGATAACATCCGCTACAGAAATTTGCTTCCCTACATGCTCTTTTAAGCCGTTGCTTTTTTCGTCTGTACCTTCAAAAAGGTTCAGCAACCAAACTTTATCCGCGCGAGTTTCAGCTACAATGGTTGTGGTTTCAGAGTACTTAGCTTTACGTTTAAATTTTCCATCTACTTTTACTACTGCGAATTGGTCATTTTCTCTTACTACAGTTTCAGCAATTTCAGTTGATTGGTTTTCGTTTACTTGAATTTCGTTTGTCATTTTATTTTCCACCTTTTATTTTATAGTTTTGTTTGTGCATTGTGTAAATCTATTAAGCTAGTTCTAGTTCGACTTGTTCTTCTTTAATAGAAGCATGAGCTAAAAACGTTTCTACTGGCATTTCATACGAATGAGTATTAACCGATAGACCGAATACTGTTACGGCTCTACCATACTTTTTATTTAATTCCTTTTGAGCTTTTTCGAGTGATACATTACCGATTAGAACCTCATCAGGAAGGGCTACCGCTACGGGTTGTCCATTTTCAATTTGCATATCTGCCACCTTTACAGTAGTAGATGTAATTTCACGTGTTACCATTTTTACTTTTGCCATTTTCTTTTTCCTCGCTTTCCTACTAGTTTTATTAAGTCAACTTTTACGGGCTTTACCGCTAATGCTTGAAAGTGATTTTCGTATGTATTTAATAGAAGTAGCATGCCTAATCCCCATTAGTGCTATTTGCTATTAACTACCTTACAAGATATATCTTACCATCCTATGAAACAAAAGTCTAGTATATTCTTAAAAAAGTTTTAAAAATTTTTAATAGATTTTAGAATAACATTTTTGAAGTGCTAACCCTATAAAGTATAACTTTTTCCATTTGTCAAGTAGATTTTAATATAATGTTAAAAATCCTCATGTTATAATAGAAGAGTAATAGAAAACATTGGAAAGGAAGGTTGTATTATGCCATTAATGGATAGAGACCAATTTGAAGGTCTATTAAATGAGTTGTTAAATTCAGAACTGGAACATAGTAGACGTACCGAAATATTACAGGAACTACGGGTAGCCCAATCCAACGCCTATTCTGAATACGACGAGTTTAATAAGAAAGTAGAAAAACTCTCAAAAGATAATAGTGACCTCGTGCTGTCAAATAGCAAACTATTTCGTCAGTTAGGGAACACAGAACCAGAACAAAAGGAAAAAGAAGTGCAAAAAGAATTTAGTGAGACTGTTACTATTGAACAGTTAGAAAAGGGGATATAATACATGGCAAGAGTAACGATTGCAAACGTCAAAACAGCGTTAGGGGTTCAAGAAACCTATGATATTGTTAACGCTATTCGTAATAGTAATCCTGGTTTTGCTCAATATGTGCCGTTAGCCAATATGGACAACGTGGTTCAAGTGGGTAAAGGGATTCAAGTAAACCAAACCATCCAGAACGATTTCTTAATCAACCTGATTGATAGAATCGGTCTAGTAGTGGTTAGAAGTCTATCATTAAATAACCCTTTAAAGAAATTCAAAAAGGGAGCTATGCCACAAGGCCGTACTATCGAGGAAATTTTCACGGATATTACACAGGCTAAAAAGTATGACCCGTCTGATTCAGAAAATACCGTTTTCAAACGTCAGATTCCGAACGTAAAATCTTTATTCCACGAACGGAACCGTCAAGAATTTTACAAACAAACGGTTTCAGATGAGCAGTTAGCATCCGCTTTTGTATCATGGGGAGCATTTGAAAGCTTTGTTTCTTCTATTATAGGTTCTATTTATAATAGCGCTGAGGTTGATGAGTTTGAATATATGAAACTATTAATCGACAACTATCAGGCTTCTGGTATGTTTGCGGTTATTCCTGTTACGGCTCCGACTGACCAAACAACAGCTAAAGAATTTGTGAAGAAACTGCGTGCCGTTGCTACAAAAATGACTCTTGCGTCTGGTTCACGTGATTATAACGCATTAGGCGTTCGTACGAAAACAGATGTTGAGGATTTACACTTAATCATTACGGCTGATTTAGAAGCTGAAATTGATGTAGATGTATTAGCATCCGCTTTTAACATGAGCAAAGCCGAATTTATCGGTAATCGTACCGTTATTGATAACTTTGCTACACCAGGATTGCAAGCCGTATTAGTGGACAAGGATTGGTTTATGGTTTACGACAATCTACAAAAGATGGAAACACTACGGAACCCTCAAGGTCTGTACTACAATTATTACTACCACGTGTGGCAGACTCTATCCGTTTCTCGTTTCTCGAATGCGGTTGCCTTTATGTCTGGTACGGTTCCAGCCGTTACTCAGGTCATTGTAGACCCTGCTATCGCAAGCGTAAAAGCTGGTACAACTTATAAATTTAACGCTATCGTTCGCCAAACGGACACTACTGTGCGGACTGTTACTTGGAGTGTAGCGGCGTCAACGGCTGGTACTACTTTACAAGCTGGTACGACAATTGCATCAGACGGAACCTTAACAGTAGCATCAAACCAAACTGGCGAATTAATGGTTACGGCTACGATTGCTGGTGTAGGTATCGATATCGATGGCGCTGGTTCTGATACTACCGACGTAACAGGTCAATCTATTGTAACAATCACGCTCTAAATAGAAATGGGGTTTAGCTTATGGCTACTGTACCATTATCAGGAACGAACATCCGTTTTTTATCGGGTGTTCCTTTCTCTAATGACTACAAACATACACGTTGGTTTGAGTATGTAACGGAACAATACGATTATTTTAATAGTCAAACCATTGTTTATAATATGGGTTCCGCCACTTACCAGCGTATTGAAGGGCGTACTTTTGTTTCAGTTAACAAAAGTATTGACGAATTATGGGGAACTAATTATCTGATGTTCAGAAATATTAGTTACTCCAATAAATGGTTTTATGCGTTTGTTACCAAATTAGAATATAAAAACGCTGGTACGACTTACGTATATTTTGAAATTGATGTTCTTCAAACATGGCGGTTTGAAATGAATTTTAAACCATCCTATGTGGTTCGAGAACATTGTACATTGTGGAATGAAGATGGAACACCTGTTATCAATACAGTAGATGAGGGTTTGAATTATGGAACCGAATACGATACAACCAGCGTTACACAATTTACACCAAATGACGGTTTTAAGTGGCTGGTCATTCTATCTAAAAATTGGTTGCATACCGTAACCAACAATGACCAGTTACCACATCCGAGTGTAGTGGGTTCACCGCAACCCTTAAGCGTTTATATTACACCATTCAAAGATAATGATACCATTCCACCTCTTATTACTTCCAACGGGAATGGAATGATTGTATCAAAACCAACGGATGTGTTATTGGCTTTATATACGGATACGGATGCAGTCAACAACATTGTATCTTTATATGTGACCGATTTTACAGGTATACCGTCTAGTTTTTCTGGTGGAACCTTCACAATGGGTGATGAGGTTGAACCTGTTCAAGTCCAAGGTGGTTCAGGTGGAAGTGTTAATTTACTTCATGTTACGAATGTTATTGAGTTTGACACCCTCACTTACAACAATGGAGCTAAATACACAGGCTATAATTCGGTTAAAGAAAGCAAATTGTTGATGTATCCATACACCCAACTAATTTTAGACGATTTCAAAGGGAATCGAGTTCACTATAAAAGTGAATACATTAATGATAATGAATTAAACATTCTAGTTAAAGGTAGTGTGGGAACAAGCAATAAAACATCCTACGGAATTAAAGAATATAATTTTAACGCCAATGGGTTGCAAGAAAATGCATCTGATGAATACGCCCTTATTAACAATGAGCCTAATGACATTCCTATTATTACGGATATGTTGAGTGCTTATATTCAAGGTAATAGAAACAGTTTACAAACACAAAAAGACCATATCTTCTTTAATGGTTATATGAGTGTATTGGGTGGAGCTTTTCCTCTAGCTGGTTCAATGGGTGAAAGAAACGTATTAGGGCAAGGACAAGCGTTAACTGGTATGTTATCAGGTGCCGCTAATACGGTTATGAGCATTCAGAAAATAAACGCCAAAATAAAAGATATTAACAACGTTCCACCATCTATTACAAAGATGGGTAATAACACCAGCTACACACTAGGTAATAAATACAATGGTGTGTACATCATTAAGAAACAAATTAAAGCTGAATATATTAAGAAATTAGAAGACTTTTTTAATATGTATGGTTACAAGAAAAACGAGGTTAAGATACCTAATTTTAGAACTAGACTTTATTGGAATTATGTTCAAACATCTAGTTGTATGATTACTGGTAATTTCAACAATGAAGACTTAAACGAATTAAAAGCGATATTCGACAATGGTATCACGTTATGGCATACGGATGATGTTGGAAATTATTCGCTTGAGAATGGGGTGAGATAATGGTAAAAAGACGGAACGCGAATCAAATACAACGTATACGGGGTAATAACTGGTTTCAACATTACTATCAATATTTAACTAGTTTAGCCTATCAGCTTTTCGAGTGGGAGAATCTACCTGACAGTGTAGACCCTCGTTACTTAGAAATGAGTTTACACCAGTTTGGATATGTGGGATTTTATAACGATAAAAATTTAGGTTTTATCGCTACACAAGGGGCGGTATCTGGTACAGTAGACCATTATCTACTACCTACGAAATTCCATGCGGTAAGTCCAACATATCAGAACACCTTCAAAATCTATAACTATAGTGATATGAAAGAGAATAATATGGGTGTAGTGATTTGGAATAATGACTTTCATTTTTCTACTTTACCAAGTTTGAAAATGTTTGCTAGTGATTTAGCGGAATTAAAGGAAGTTATTTCAGTGAATCAGAACGCACAAAAGACACCTGTTTTGATTTCAGCTAATGATATGAACCGTTTATCACTACAAAATATCTATAACCAATATGAAGGTAATGCCCCTGTTATTGTCACACACGAAA